AAGACAAAACCAACATTAGGGTAATCATTTCTATTTAATAAATCGGCAGAAGCGTGTTGTGCAGCTTGCTGAACTGTCGAATCATCTAACATAACGATACCTGTTGCAGCTAAATTGGCGATATCATTGTCAATAGCCATAATGCTCGGTTTTTGATCGCTTAATAAAGCCCTATTTCCATCTACACCCCGCCCATTATCCAAACCACGGATAAATTCACCGCGCATGTCTGGTAGTTGCCCTGACGGATATTTCTGTGCCAATTTTGGATAACGACGAGTATCAAACCGTTGTCCGTTCATGGCTAAGCAACCTGTTGGGACGGTAGAGAGCGGATAAGGGATAGGGATACCAACAAATAAATCATGTAAGGCATTAAAATCAGTGGCGTTGGCTTTTTTCCCGATTTCAGCGAGCAACGTCGCTTTTAAGTTTGCATCACCTGCTAATGCTCGTGCCAATTCTTCTAGCGTGTCCAACGCAGCAGGCGCAGAACCCACCAATGCGGCAATTGCGGTTTTTACAAATTCTGTAGTCGCAATTTGCGCATTATTCGTCCCTGCCGCAGCCGTTGGGGCGGTTGGCACGCCAGTGAACGCAGGGCTGGCTTTGGGGGCGTAGCCTGTGCGGTCTTGGTTGATTTCATCCACTTGGTCTTTTAGATAATTGGTTCTCGCCCCTAGCTCTTTGGCTTGGCGATTATCAATACCGTCTGGCCCGCCCATTACAGGGTCGGATGTTTCCAATTGATAGATGTTTTCCACCCATTGTCGGGTTAAGGTTAAATTTGCCATTTTGTTTCCTTTTTGAGTTAAGCTGTGCCACGATTAAATCTGCCGTTACGCATTGCCATACCGTTGTGCCGAAGGGCTGCTCGGCGGTAGTCTAAGCTCGCTAACACACAACGAGCAGGAGCAAAAACACGCAAAGTTTTTCGCAGTAAATCGGCTTGGTCGTTAGTAATGGTTTGTTGCAGAATTACGCGGTAATGCGCCCATTTGGAGCGGTCGCCGTGAAAATATGTGCCATCTCGGGTAAATGAACCGTCGTGACGTTTATCAAATAAACCTTCAATAATCTCCACTTCCCCAAACCCAAGCTGGCGGATAATTTCCCGCATTGCCCACGGTGTGCCTTTGTAGCGGTGCAGCTCGACCGCGCGTTTAATCAGCTTGCGTTTGGCGTCAATACTTTCGGCAAGCAACCAGCCGTCATAGCCGGTGACACTCCATTTTTCAGCAAGAAGTTCTAAAAACTCAGTGGGGACTAAATCCACAAAGCTGGTCATAATTTGCGATTTGTCGAGCAAATTAAACCGCTTGCCAAGGTCGGCAAGTGCGGTCAGTTTTGGCGATGTTTCAATGATTGACGGATATTGCAACTTAGCCATCTTTTCGCCCTGCGTTGATGTTTATCGTGATGCTTTCACATTCTGCCCATTGTTCAGGCGTGAGCTCAGTAAGTTGTGGGCTTGCCAAATGCACGTTATACACGCCTGCGACTTTCAGCACGCTTTGAATATCGAGCGGTACGATGTCCAGCCCCAATTTTTGCGTGCGTGATGAAAGATAGGTTCGCAAAGCGGTTTCGGCTTTGGCTTTCACTTCATTTTCGGCGACGGTAGCGAGCAAATCTAAGTTAGCAACCACACGATAGCTTTTGCGTTCAGGCGCAGCCACAATCACGGCGTCGCACAGCGGTCGGCGTTTTTCTCCACTGATGTAATGGCGAATTTTCTCCTGTAAAATTGCTGACGGCAGTCCGTGCTTGGTAAGCACCGTGACTTTGACTGTGCCACCTTGAGGGGTGGAAATCGCCACATCAGAAATCACTTGCGACACGCTACGAGTGTGATATTCATAAGCGGCAACCGAACCGCAAGTGGTGAAGGCTTCTGGCGCAAGCAAAATCCGCTTGCGGTAGTCGTCATCGCTTTCAGTGTCGATACCATTTGCAGACACATCAATATTGGAGACGGTTACATCGGCTGGCAGTTCGCTTTTGAGCGTTTTTACTTGCCCGATTTGCCAGCCGTTGCCACTTTCGCCTGTGGTTTGGCAAATCGCCGTTACATCCACATATTGCTCAGTCGGGTTAATTCGCACTTCGGTTTGCGTAGCGAATAATAGACTGTCGGTTGCACCAACCAGCGTGCCTTGTGGAATAACAATGGCGGAATGCGAACCACTCACGCTAAAACGCAAAGTGACTTCGGCAGCTTGGTCTGATAAGCGATAACAGCCCATCGGTTCACCGCATAAATCCAACGCTAGCCCAGTGGCAAATTGCGGAAAGGTTTGCAAAAAAGCGTGGTTAATGCCTTGTCGCACCAGCATTTCTCTGTAAGCATAAGATTGAATAATAGAGCGTTCAATTTGGGCAGGTTGCAATGTCTTACCTGTGCGTTGTTCGTAGTCGGCAATGGCGTCCGCTAAAATTTGCTTAATATCATCGGAGACAATTTTCACGTCTTCTTTTCTCATTGCACCACCTGTGTCTGATAAAGTTCCCGATATACATCGTCCACTAAAGTCCAGAAAATCAACAATTCAAAATGCGGAGCTTGTCCGCTGATTTGCACACTTTCGACTTCTATGCGGTTTTCCCATCGTTGCAGGGCAAGCGTGATTTCACGCACCATATTGGGCAGGGCGACATCTTCGGGCTGGTCAATATATTGAAAATGATCCGAGCCAAATTCAGGGCGAAGCACATCCGTGCCTTTGAGCGTATTGAGAATGTTGGCAATGCACTGATGAATATCATCAATGCCTTGCACCGCTTGGTTTTCCGTGGGTGCAAGTTGCCAGTGGGTTGAGTGTATCGGATTTGTATTCATAGCCTTGATGATACAAGGCTATTTTTTTGGGGGCTTTTAAACTGATTTAAAGAAAAGTGCGGTCAAAAATTCTAAGATTTTGACGGAGAAGTGAGCTTACCATCGCCTTGTTCAAGGTGTTTATGATTTTTCAGCGAAATACCATCTGCGATTACATCGCCACCGTTCACCTTGACATTGCCGTTGTTCACTTCTACTTCGCAATTATTGACGATAACTTTGCCGCTGGTGTGAATGGTTAAATCACCTGATTTACGGTAGTGGGCAATAGTTGTGCCGTTTTTAAATTTTTTGAACCAAATGTCGCCATCTTGCACTGGCGTTTTGTCTTGCTCATTATAAATCGCTCCCAGCACGCAACCACCTTCGCCACGTGCATCGAGTAAAATCGCTACCAATTCTCCCACATCAGGCAAGCAGTAAAACTGGTTTCCGCCTGCGTTTGGCGTGAGGAAAGAGAGCCACGCAGTTTCTAAATCTTCCAATGCGGGAATTTTGCACCGCACTTTGTGGCTTTTCGAGTCGATTGCCGACACAATGCCTTCTTGATAGGTCGCACCAAAATTATGGGTTTGCATTTGTCATCTCCATGCCTAATGTCATCAAATCATCGGGGATAAATTCCAACATTCGCACCTCAATATTGGTGGTGTAGCCCTGTTTGTTAAAGGTGTGGCGAGATTGTTTGATTAAGTATTTACCTGAAAACACGCCTAAATTTTTGAGCAGAATAGTGGAACCTGCCACCAGTTTTGGGTTGCCAATCAGGGTAATATCCCCTGCACTTTGGTCTTCGTTTTGCTCGCTTAATGCTGCGTCACCTCTGGCATCAATCTGTTCTTGGCTTTCGCCACGCGTGGTAATTTTCAGCGTATCGCCACTTGCTGCCTGTGCTTGCTGCATTTTCGGGCGAAGTGCGGTGGCTTTTTTGCTTTTTTTCACTACTTTTTTACCGCTTGTATCAAAGCCTTTGATTTCCACCTGTTTTGCGGTGTCTTTAATCCGATCTCGAAGTCGCAAGCTAATACATTCGCTTTCATCCAACACGACCACTGGTTCAGATTTTCCGAGTTCATCTTTATCGGTAAACACCAGTTGATTGCCGACAATTTTAAAGCTGTGATGATACTCACGGGCAAGGCGGGTAAGAAATTCCACATCACGCTCTTGATATTGGGTAATGCGTTTAATCGGAATGTGGCGAATTTTGCCCACCACTTTGAGTTTCAAGCGATTTGCCACCGCTGCCACCACTTGGGCGAGCGTGGTTTTTTCGTAGGCTTTTGGTTTTAAAGTGCGGTTGGATTTGCTAATGCCAGTGGATAAGGCTCGCAAGGTAATGCTGGACGGACGATAGCCATATTCTACCTCATCAATCTCAAACGCCCCAATTTGCACCAGAGACTCGCCCTGATAGCCAATCGCCGCCTTGAGTTTGTCGCCCTGTGTCGGGAACCATTGGCGAATCCACTTACCGCTGATGTCTTCAAAGGAAACAGAAAGCTCGTCCGATTGTCCTTCCAAATAGTCGGTGTAAGTCAATTCCAGCAAAGACGGCTCAATCTCTGCCGTGATATTGGTTTTCTCATAAAAAAGCGAAAAATCGGGCGTTTGGACTTTACTCATTATTTCCTCTTAACCACGGCGGCAGGTTTTCGTTTTGGGTCGGCTTTACATTGAGCACAGGGATAAACACGGTCGCCCCAGTAGGCAACACTTCGCAAAAGCTGATATGTGGATTGGCTCTAATGATGCGAGCATATTCCAGTGCGTCGCCATAGTAATAATAGGCGAGATGATCCCAGCGTTCGCCTTGTTTGACGGTATGTTTAAGTACGGTTTGTGTCATTCAAAATCTCCACGTCTTCATCTTCACGCAATACAATCCAAGCGGTCATTTTTGCCACTGAATTTGCGGAATTATCCAGTCGCTCATTGATTTCAGTTAAAGCATTATCGGCAGGCGTGAACCAGTTATTCCATTCGCTATCAGCAGATGCCCGACTGAAACTCTGTTTCATTATTTGTAAATCGTCATACACCGCTGCCACATCACGACTAAATTCACTCACAGCAGGCAAGTATTGGCGAATGCTGTCAAAGGCGGATTGCATCCCGACCAACTCACCAAAACCGCCCAAGGCGTTGTCTAAATTAGCAAGCGTACTCGGCAAATACGCCAATGCGGTCGCGGGGTCGTGTACCAACTGGCGAACTACTGCAACGGTGTTGCGGACTTCGTCCACCGCACGTTTGCCTTGGTTGTAGAGTTCCACGCCACGGCTAACCGCACTTTTCACAGTTGAAAGTGTGTTAGCTAAGCCTTGCGGCAAAATCGAACCGAGCAGCGATTTACCGCCCACATTCAACGCCGCACCGAGCAAGCCCGCTTGCCCATTGCCGACAAACTCTTTCAGGCTGATATTCATCTCACGTGCCAAGGCATTACCTTTGCCGTCGGTAAATAGTGTGGTCGATGAAATATCAGTGATCACAAAATTGCCTTTGTATTTCGAACCCCACATCAAGGCAAGGGCGTCTTGCTTGGCTTTTGCCGAAAGTAGAGATTGATAACGACTTTCCACGCCGCCGATTTTATGGTGCAGACGAATGGCAAAGGATAAATCTGTCAGCTTCTCTCCCATCGCTTGCAGTTTTGGCTTGCCTTTGAGCACCGCGTGTTCGGCAAAATCTGCAGAATGGGTTTCGTTGAAATCGGTCAAATTGACAGGCTCAAAGGCGATATTACCTAGCATAAAATACATCGTTGTTTCTCCTTAGTAGGCTCTCCGCATTTTCTGATCCATAATTCGTTCGATAGCTTTTTCTAATTCATACAAACTCATTTGCATACCTTGCTGAAATTGCTCCAACACGCCCTGATTCTGGCTATCGTTCACGTTAATGGTCGGGTTAAAATTGACTACAATGCCGTTGTGCTGATTGGTTTCATTATTTGTAACGGCGTTTCGGTTTAATGGTTGATAATCGCGAAAAATTGACGCTTCGGTCTCCCTCTTTTGTAAAGAGGGGTTAGG